CTTCTTTTCGATACTCTCCAGTTTTGCTTCTGTCGCGATCACTGTAGGTGCCAAAGCATGAACTCTGCTACTCGCCCTCATCGATATAATCGCTCCTACGACAGCTACGACCATACTGCCGAAGGCCGCCAAAAGTGTAGCGTAGGCAGTAATTACGTCTGCGCTCAGTCCCATTCCTGCGAGCATAGCTTATAGTCCTTGGAAGCAAGCTTGGATGACTGCCCTCTCTGTTGGGGTGAGGCACCTTCTCGCCTGACGCTTCTGATCAGGGGTGTATGCCTCATATATGTACGAGTACGCTCTTATTATAAAACACGGCGCACCTACACCCATACGTACATACTCACAGGATATTGGAGGACTTTTCGGTGCCTTTCGTGGCGCTGCATCGGCTGTGTGACTCACACAAAGCGCGATTATGATCCAAAGTGATCGCATCTTCGTCAGCAGAAGTTCTGCTCTCCCTTGCAAAGACAGCGATACGTCAGTTCGTTCGCAAGTATACGCTGCTTTGCTTCTTTAGGCGCTTGCACGTCACCCTCTCCCTTTGCCCTAACAACCTGCTGATACACTGAGCAAAAAGAGTCACTCACCTTTATCTCAGGGGGGTTCAAGGCCGCGCAGCTTGTCATCAAGCTCAGTATCAGTAAGACGCTCAACCTTTTCCATAATCTCACGACCCTTCTCCGTCTTTCTCATAACTTCTTGAAGCTGCCGCGCTATTTCAGCGTCTTGTCCAGCAGTCATCGCATCCCGGACTTGCTTCTGCTCAAGCATCCAGTTCACAAGCTTGAACAGCCCGAGCAGAAGCGAAATCCAGCTAACCATGACTTACCTCGGTGCCGCTACAACAATGTCAGATGTGCCCTTCACAATCTCACTGGCGGTCTTCATGGCTACCATCCCCGACGACACAGGAGCGATTTCGATCTTCTTAACTTCTGGCACGGTAGTTGCAGCAGCAATAAGACCGACTTTGGTCTTGGAAACCATGCTCCAAATGATCATGATCCCTGTGGCGACACCGCCTACGAGTGCCTCCGTATTGAACATCGACATGAGTCCACTAATATCCCAACCTTTCGCAGTTCCCCAACCTATGAGAGCACCACCGAAGGTTCCACCCAACCACCTGACGATCGACTTAGTCTGTTCGATATTAGGAGTCATGTTACGTCTCTCTCGTTAGTGTTAACTTTTCCATCTGCGCAATCACACGAAGCATGATCGCACAGCCGATCTGCGTATCCCACGCAGTAGAACTCCATTGACCATCAGCTATATACTTGCCCGGCCTCTGGATACTCGAAGCCCCCCATACATAAGGACTCGGCATCATGTTGTGATAGCGCCAATAGCCCCATCCATTATAGCTTTCACAATAATACAACATCTTCTCAAGACGCCAATCGATAATTCGATGATATCCCTTCAATACAACCAATGCATCATATGCACCAGCCTCCCAAGTCATAAACGGTCCACGTCCCCTCGGCACATGAGTACTAACCCTATTCAATGGATCGCCTTGAGCAAGTTGTGTCGAGAAATTTGCAGACGATTCCCGCATATGCAGACAGCCAATCATAGGCCAAGGCACACGAGTACTTTGTTCAGCGAGTTTGTAAACATCTTTACGACTCACAATCTTTTTACACGCAGCAATCACCTTCGGAGCATTCACTTGCGATAAACGCATAGTGTCCCAATACTTTGCGTATATTGGCCACATCGATCTATACGTTGGTATGGATAAACTCATGACTCACACTCGCAGAGCTTTGTGATAATCCTTCGTTTCCATCTCATGCCACAACAAATATGGCTTTGGACGTTCATCAGCAGGCAAAACGATCTTACTTGCATCAGGAAGATGCGACAACATGTACTTTGTTGTGTTCATTGCATGATCATTATGATCTACAGGTTCATCAATGGATATTCCGAGTGGATTTTTCTTCCAATAATAGCTCCCAATCTCATCCTCGAACCATCCAAGGTCATTTACAACGTACAAAAGCGGTCCTGGGGTCTTTCCAGTCACAAGATGCGGCACTTTTGGATGCTCGCTCAGATAAGAATTCACTTTCGCAATACCAGCAAGCACATCATTGCCTCCAGGCTCCATAAAAATGCCTAATTTGGTCATCAATTCAGCAATTGACGTTCCGCCTTTGTATTGGGCAACGACTTGTTTCCTGAAAATCGCCGGATCAGCGATGATGCGCCGCTTAATCTCCAGCTTGCCAATATACCTATTCCTAATTTCACGAATAGCAGCAGGCTGCACACTGTAATCAAACTCAGCACTATAGAAACCATCAAGAATAACCACGCGACCGTGATCATCAACAAACCCCAACATGTAACAAGAAGGGGAAACAACACCAAAATCATAGCTTTCAATGGCCCTGATCTTAACATGACGTGCAAGGCAATCATTGAGATGGTCCTCTGCTTGCTTGCGCGATACTCCATGTATGCGCGCATCGAAATGTGGATGAACCAATCCCTCAAAGGCAACCCAATTTCCTTCAAGGAATCGTTCTCGCATTTGTCCCTTGTACGCTGCCTCCATTGTCTTGATGAAATCAGGCGCCAAATTCTCTGAGTTCTCTCTAGTCGGTCCCTGAAATACATCGAGGATCGGCTCCTTCGTATCGGGATCGACAATTAGATCAGGCAAAAAGATACCATGCTCTTTCCATTGGATGTACGGCCACACAACCTTCTTGTAAATCCAAGTGCGAGACGGGTTCAGAGTGACCATGAAGAACCTTGGCCCTGTATCTGGCATGGTTTCATCGTCACCCTGATACGCCGCGTCTCCCCTCAAACGCCCTAGCAAATCTAAGAAATCCTTATATCCAATTCCGGGGTCTTCGATCTGGTCAACAATGATCCAGTCGTATGCAGCACTAAGCAAATTGCTCGTCGTACTGCCGTCTTCCTGATTCTTTCCTCTCTGCGCAATATATCTAAAATGAATTGTCGTTCCATTGATCAGATGCATCGAATTGTCTTCCTGCGTGGGCCACTTCTTGACCCAATCAGGAGGCGTCCACTTATAAAATTCCTTCCTAATCGTATCGTTCAGCTTTGGATAAGTCTCTCTCGCGACCAATCCAGAACTGTACGGATAATCCTTCGCGATCTGCAATCCTTTGATAACAACCGCTGTCGTCTTACCGTTACCGAACCCTCCAGCAAATATCTGGATTTTCTGGCGGCTCTTATTGAACCGCCATTGGGTCGTGCCCTTTCTTAGTTTGTAATCTTTCATGCTGTATGACTCACACGCGATGTGCGCTCCTGATGTTTCTACTTCGTTCCTCTAGCGGAAGTTCTTCATATACAATAGGATCACCCCGCCGCAATAAATCATCAATGAACTCCTGCCGAAGCATTTCTTCTGGAGAAGCTCCTTGAAATCTCTGTTCGAAATTACCAGGATCACTCTGCATTTGTTGCGTATCAAAATACTCGTTCATTATATCATCGAGATACAATGAAAGATTACCCCTTGGAACAATATCTGCCATCTCACATACCAGAATTCAATTCAGAAACCAATGCCCAATTGGTTGCCAAATTTCCTGTGGCCATGTACTGAAAGCCTGTATCCAAGGCGCGGACAATCTCACCTGGATATGTCGGTGTCAGCGCCATAACCGCCGCAGCATTTGCAGCAGTCCTGTTTGCTGAATTGTATTTGCGATCTGTAGGATTTACGAAGCTCTTATCCAGAACGACTGCCATCGCCATCTCCTATTTATGAGCAGTTTAACGTCATGCTCAGGACGTCCCAGCAGGAACCTCAAATCCCGAACATCGGACGCTTGCGTCTCTTTGACTCTCGCTCTCGTGGAATACGCTTCTTAGAATAGAGCGGATTGCTACCCGCTCTCCGCTCTATTCCAGCTTCACTCAGGGCGATGGCAATTGCTTGGTCCCGCTTATCCACTTTCTCGCCAAGCTCATCAGGGCCGCCACCACTGTAAAGTTCACCACGCTTGAACTTTCCCATGATCTCCCTGATAGCATCTTGTCCACCGCCCCTAGGCATGTCACGCCTCGTCGAGATGATAGCCCGCAGTCTTCAATTGTTCAGCACGTTCGTGTGATAGCGATAGCTCATCACCGACTTGGTGCATCACACCATCGATCTCCTGAGCGGCAACCGCCACCTTATACTTATATAATTCTGCGGTTTCCTCAGCGACGCCCTTCGATTCCTCTCCGGCCGCCTCTGTAACATTGGCAAGATTCTCCAGGGCCTCCTGCTCGGCTTCGTCCTGCGCGGCTTCTTCCTTTAGCTGTCGATCGCGTTTACTGGCCATTTGGTCCTCCTATTGTATGACTCACATCAACATGGGTTTCCCCCTCCAGAACCGTGATGCGCAATTCATGTTTGCCCATCGCAGCTTTGGTGCTCTGCTCCTTCGCAGTGAAGCCACCACGATTGAGAATATCGATATTCGCTTTCAGACGATTGTTCTCTTTCTTTCCTGCGGTCGCAATATCATAAACACCATCCAATGCCGTATGGCTATACGCCGCCAGCCTAGATGTAATCAGATCGCTATTCATGTTGACAAATTCATTACAAATAATTTCGAAGCACTGACCATATGCCGCGTGCCTCTTGATAGTCCCAACATTGGTCAAACTGATATTCAATGCCGTCGCAATCTCTCTATCCGGGACTCCCAAAAGTGTATACAGTAGAACACAAGCTACGCCGTTGAGCGTGCCAGCATCCGCTGGCAATTCCCGCAACGTTCTCTTTCTCGTTGCCCTATACTCTCGCGGCTTGATCTTATATCTTTCAGCCGCAGTCTGCTTGTAGCCTTCCGGTTCAAGCACCTGACCATCTTCTGTAACCAACGGGTCGCCGGGACGAGGTAGAGATGCCACCACCCTTCTCGTCCCAGCGCCGTTCTTGGACCTTTTGCGAGCTTTAGCCATCAGGAGGTTGACCTCGCGTCTCGGTCCAGAAAAGTGTATGACTCACACAGCTTCTTCGTTCATGACGGCTTCGCGTTGCTTGCAAAGCTCGTCAATCTGCTTATTGATAGCGTCGATTCGTTCCTCGCGAGAGCCTGACGGCGGTTTGTTCTTGATAGGATCGACAGCTTCTGGCACAGACTTCGGCATGGTCTTCTCCTTTGTTGAACCTATTGCTTTGCATTTAGGGCACCAATAGCCTTCGCTAATTGGATTGCCATGAATGCAATGGGTCGGCCAATCCATCACCGAGTACCAAGGGGATTCAAGTCCTTGTTGATCGGAGGCGTAGCACCGAACGAAGTGCGAGTTGTTAGCGTCAGAAAATCAGCGTTCAACTCCGTCACATCAGCAGCCGTCGTGGCCCTGTTAATAACCGTTGACTGCTCAATGAGTCGCTTGCCGCCGAGTTCCTCTGCCGCTACTACACGAGCAGTGGTCTTCAGTGCGGCCGCGCCCGGAGCGACACCATTCAATGTCTCCAACAACTCCCGCTGATCGTTTAACTGATCTACAGCAAGAGCTTGTGCAATCAATCTACGCAACGCTCCTTTTCCACTGATCTGCGTCAAACTTCCAATGCCATTTGCTGGCCAGAAACCACCTTTGACTGTAGCCGTTGCACCGACTGTCATGTTGTCCTCCTGTTGTGCGAGTCGTACAGCGAATCGTCTGCACTGTAGTACTATAACGGAGGCATGTCAATACCTCTTTTTAACGGTGCTATCGTGTGTATTTTCCAGAAAAAAGTTATCCACAGACTGGATTTTAGTCTCTTGACAACAGTCCTATTATATGGTATCTTTCTTTCAACACAGCGCGTTTTGTTAGCGCCGGACAACATCTGTCTTGACATACATCGCAATACTCTATATACTACATATCGTTACGCTTCCTTCCCATAACAACTCGTCTCAACTGGCCTCCCACGGGGCCTTTTTTTTTATGCGCGGAGCGCATCCTTTCGCGATCATTTCTGCTGTATGAGTCATACAGCAGATGCCCGCGGTAGCCCTTTGCCCATTCTTTTCTACCGGGTCACCAGCCGCCTCTATCCTCGCCGAAGGCACGGAATAGAGGCGGCCTCATTTTGGCCCCTACCTACTCACACGTCCTAGCTGTGCGACTCGTAATCCTAGGGATGCGTCCCGTCCAGGCGAGTTCCTCGCGAGTTCTTCTACGACCAATACCAACAACGACATACGCTGGCTACACTGCGCCCCAAGGATAACTACAGGGGACCTGTACACAATTTTAGATTGTGGGGGGAGTACGGGCGGGCTGTATACAGTGTGACTTGATGCGCGCATGGAGCACGGACGGTACAGCGAAGCTGTTGCAAATATGAGTTGTAATACAGCGAGCCTGTGGCGACACGGACAATGCACGTCATGGGTGTGCGAGTCATACAGTAAGAGGATAGAAGAAAACGAAGCGACGCATAAGGATAGGCGGCGCCTTGACTTGTAATCATACAGATTGATGATATATTCGATAGCTGTATGATAACAAAAGGGAAAGGCGTGTATGATGACCCGGCTATAGAGCGACTATATTCCGTGCCTGCGGCGAAGGAATATAGTCGCGATATGGGAAAGCGCGAAGGCAAGTAACCGCGAACAAGTCAAGCGAAATATATTGCTGTGCAAGTCATACAAGAGCATTGACGTGGATATTGGAAAGTGTAGTTTGGACACATGAAAGGAAATTGCATGGATTGACGGACAGCGCCTTGGGCGCGCGCTACGGCGCATGGGGCTTCCTGCCCTTCGTGATGATCGGAATACCGGCTCACGCCCAAGGTAGGGTAATACCCACAAATCCTGTTAACCGAGCAGGTAAACCCTAGCTAACCGTATGCGGACCATGCAGCGTCCTTTGTGACCAGCCATCACCGCGATAGGTCTAGGTGAGAGAAAAGCATATTTAATTTATTGGCCGAAAGGCCGTTTGCCAATTTGGCAAAGGAAAGGAAGGGATCACATGACAAATGAAGATGAAAGGAAAGCGCATGAACTCGCGAGGCAAGAGCGTGAGGCAATGCGTGGTAAGGCGCGGCCGTTACCGCATGGATGGTATCGGCTTTGCGCGCGTTGCGGCACGTATCATCCGTTCCGCGTCGATTGTCCTCAGATCAAGAGGCGACTGTGAGAGATAAATATGTCGTCCACGCGATACCGCACGAACGAAACCGGCGAGCGTACACGGAAGCTCGTTTCGAGTATGAGGCGTTCCACAAAGCTTTTAGGACGTGGAAAGTTTACGTGGTCGCTGGTTATCGAGTCGCGATCTTTCATTGGTCTGCTGATGGCGCATGTTTGAGACTGTACGCTACCAGCGACTATGGTAACAGAATGAAGGATTATGGTTGAGAGTAATTGCTAAGGCGCGGTAGGAAACGCGCCTTAGCGTTTGGCAATTTGCCCGAGTCGCAATCAAGCGGCTTGATTATCGGAAGGATAAGACAATGAGGCGGATTATCATGATTGCGGCCATGGTGCTTGCGTCACTCGCGCATGGCGCGGCATTGGCTGAGCCGGTGGATTACCGTACCGCTCTACGGGCTTGCGGCGAGCAGTGGCGCGCGTCTGAGGATCGGAAGGCCGTTCCCAAGGGTCAGGGAATGGCGGCATGGCAGACTTTCCGAAAGGATTGTGTGGCCAAGTCGGGTTACGTCAGCAAGCGCCGCACGACTGCGACGCAGTAAACAGAAGGAAATTGCTGAGCCGCGCGAATGCGGTTCGGCGTTTGTCAATTTGCTATCGAAAAAGATAACGAAAATAGGCTATTGACGAGAGTGTTGTATTCTGGTAACAGTGGTGTTGCATGGTAGTCGTGTACGAGTCGCACAACTACCGGGCGACATTCCGTTGCCCCATAGCGTGAAAGGAAACGTAATGGTTAAAAACGCGAAAGCGGCCGCTGTGCCGCAGGTTAAGCCGCAGGCTAAGGAAAAGACTGCGGTTGACGAGAATGAAACTGGAAAGGCCCTTGCTATCCCCAAGATCAGCGCCAAGGCCATGTCTAAGGACGTTGGCATTGCGTTAATCCGCGACCTTGCTGCAACGGACGCAGACACGGAAAAGGGAAAGGCGATGCTCGCCGCGGCCGCAACCAAGCGGTATGACTTGCAAAGCAAGTTGACGCTTGCGATTGTCAAAGCGGCGGTGAATGAACCGAGCATCAATCTTTCCCATGCGTTCTCAGACGACAAGAAAGCCCAAGGGATGCTCAACAATCAGTTAGGCGTGGCCTTGGGCTATCGAGAGATCGCGGCCTTGCCGAAT